TTACGTCAAGGAGCTCCTAGCCTATGTTCTCAGCAACACGCCACAAGGAACAAACTGCGAGAGGTGGCTAGATGATAATATCGGCCAAGGATGGCGCAATAGAACTGAACAGCCGAAAGCTGGTGAGATAATTATTGAAGATAGTGGAGAAGATGAATGACCCACCAAATACGTAAACTAGCGCCAAAAGGAGCGCACTACTGGCAAATCCTTAACGGCCGACTGTGGTTCTTTAAAATTGACGATGACGACAATGTGTCAGTTGATTTCATGGACGGCAACGGCTGGGAGATTGTGGCTTGGATTGATGCCGAGTACATTATGAGAAACGATGTTCACGCACTAGAATGTGAGTCGTTAAATTGCTGGGTCACCGCCGTGGCGCTTGTGATATTGTTTATTTCTTGTGGTGAGTCGATTGTTGAGTGGTTGCTACTATGACTAACGAACTATTCAGAACGCTATTCATGGCGGCAATCGTGGCACTGGTGTTCGTTTCAGTCATGCAGTTGATGCAGATGCGCAAGCTTAGTGACACGATTGAGCAGATTGCGCCAGAAATCGAGTATTGTGTGTGGCACCACGAAAAGCACACAACTAAAGTAATTAAAGGAACCAAGCAGGCCAAGAAAGCCTATTTGATGATTGGCAGACCAAGTGATGAAGGGGGTTGCGGGAATGCCACTAAATGACGAACTACTAGCGCACCATATCAGCACTGTTAAACACGGCGCCGAAGTGGGCAACACAGTAAAGCCACACTTGGACGCGATGAAGGCCATTGTGCGCAAATCTGTTGCTGGGTTTGACAGCGAAAAGCGCACATCTGCCAGGCTGCAAAAGCTCATTGAGAAGTTAGCAAAAGACCTTGATGTTCCTGCTGGAGAGTATCGCAAGGAATTAATCAAGCAATTGCGCGAGTTCGCCAGGTATGAGGCACGTTATCAAGCCGACACTATCGGCGGCTGGATTGGCGTTGATTTGGTAACACCAACAGTTAACCAGGTTTGGACGGCCGCAAAGTTTGAGCCGCTAAAATTGGCAACTAGCCCGATTGATTTTGATGCGCTAATTGATTCATGGGGCGATGATGAGGTTTCGCGCCTGGTGATGGGCGTGAAGTCTGGATTTGTCGAAGGGCTAACAACAAGACAAATCATAAAACAGGTCGTTGGTGCCGGTGGACTTGCTGACATATCGCAGCGTAACGCCATGGCAAACGGTCGCACATTGGTAATGCACTTGGCCAATGAAGCGCGATTTGCCACGTATCAAGAAAATGACGACGTGGTTATTGGTTACACTTGGGTTTCAACGCTTGATAGCCGTACAAGCGACATTTGCCGCAGTCGTGACGGGCAGGTTTATTTATTCAAAGACCGCGACCAGCCTAAGCCGCCAGCGCATTACAATTGCCGCTCCACAACTGCGCCAAAACTATCCCCAGAGTTTGACATATTCGACCAGGGCGCAACCAGAGCAAGCGCTGACGGCCAGGTAACGGCAGACACAACTTACTACGGTTGGCTTAAGCGGCAGCCAGCGGCATATCAAGATGAGGTTCTGGGGAAAACAAAAGGGTTGATATTCCGCAATTCCGGCCTTGATGCCGAAGAATTTAGAAAGCTGTCTGTAGACAATCTAGGGAGGCCGCTGACAATCGAAGAAATGGCCGAGGCTGATAAAAGAGTTGCTAGTTATTTGCGGAATTGATTTATTTTTATGTTGACCAGATAAATAGGTGTGCTAGGATTTGTTTTGTGTTGAATGCGTAGGCTGATACGCTAATACGTGGTCGATAGCTAAAACATGACTGGCCGCTATCTCGGTAGCATGTGGTCGTTACATGATGCAGGGGTTCAGCGCCTGCCAACACACCGCAGCCCACAGTGCGTAATCTGTGGGGAATTTTAAGATGGTGATTTGATAGGTGGTGGCATCCTGTGTAAATATGTCATAGTCATCATCTTAATGTGTTTGCTTGGGACTAGGGCGCGCAACGTTGGGTCAATTATGGACGCTTGCGTACACATATAACGGTAACACAGCCGAATGGAGGTGATTCCGTCTTGACTCTGGAAAGATAGGGCAGCAGTCAGGCCATAGACTGCAAGCTTAGCAACGTTGTGAAGCGTGGCGAAGGCACTAAAACAAATACGCTCCATTAGCGCAACAGGATAGCGCAAGGTGTTTCTACCGCCTAGGTTGAGGGTTCAAGTCCTTCATGGAGCGCCAAACCACTAAGCCGCATCAAGCGGCTTTTTTATTGTTGCAAATTGACACCACATGGCATAACATTTGAATGACTTATATTCATTGGTCTGTGACCAACCATATTAGCTAGGGGCTATTATGTTCAAACTGAAATACCGATTGCAAGAAGAAGTGAATCCAGAAGGCGGCGAAGGTGGCGGCGGTGAAGCGCCAAAAACCTATACTCAAGAAGAGCTGGATGCTGCACTTAAAGGGCTGAAAGATTCGCGTGATGCGCTGCTGACTGAAAAGAAACAGACGGCGGCAAAGGCCAAAGAAGCCGAAGAAGCGCGATTGAAAGCAGAGCAGGAAGCATCTAAGAAAGCAGGCGAGCTTGATAAATTCGAAGAAAGCCTCCGCAGTGAGTTTGAAAAAGAGCGCGGCGGGCTTAATGCCAAGCTTGAAGCGTTGACAGCCAAAGTAACAGGAGAGAGCAAGAAAGCGATTCTTGGCTCGTTCTCGGGCGACTTCATCAACACTGAATCGCTCGACCTAGTAGCGCAATTGGTTAAAACAGAGTTCGACGGCACAGACGTTAAGACACAGTTCACAGATTTTGCTGGCAACGTTATCACAACAGACCCAGCAGAGTTTAAAAAGTGGATGGGCAATCATCCAGCTATTTCGCATCTGATGAAAGCGGATGCAGCTTCCGGCGGCGGGGCTGGCGGGAATCGTGATCCAAATGGTGGTGCCAAAGGTTCACAGCAAAAATTTACTAACCCAGTCGATGCCAAGCGAGCCGAATTAAAAGCCAGCTTGGATGAAAAATTTAAGTAAAGAGGTGAGTCATGGCTTTATCTGATATGAAGGTCTACCAGACCGAGATTCAAGGCACTACAATTGAATTGTTGGCGCAAAAAATTAACATGTTCAACGCTGCATCTGGCGGTGCAATTGTGTTGAACTCTGCCGCATGGGAAGGTGACTTCACCAAAGAATCTTTCTTTGCATCACTTGCAAGCGCTCAGCGCCGAGTCGATCGCTATGCCGCGATTGGATCACAGGCATCTACTGCACTGACCGCAGGCGAACTGGTCGGCGTTAAAGTTGCAGGCGGTTTTGGCCCAGTGCTGTTTGAGCCTGCCCAAATGACATACCTGCAAAAATCCCCTTCTGATGCAATCATGGCGATTTCAGAAGGCTTTGCTGACGCATTGCTTGCAGACCAGCTTAACACTGCTGTTGGCTGCGGTGTTGCTGCTGTTGAAAACGTGTCTGCTCTGGTGAATGACGTTTCAGGAACTGGTGGCATTACCCAGGTCGCTTTGAACGGATCTCATGCTAAGTTTGGCGATATGTCTCAAATGTTGGTTGCTGATGTGATGACCGGCTCTGTTTATCATCGACTGATGACCGAAGCGCTGACCAACTCAAGTCAGTTGTTCCAGTCTGGGAACGTGCAGATCCTTGAGATCCTCGGTAAGCGATTCATTGTTTCTGACATTCCAGCGCTGTATGCTGCTGGTACGCCAAATAAAGACAAGGTGCTGTCGGTTGTGGCTCAAGGTATCATTGTTGATAACGCTGGCGATATCATTACAAACATGGACACCACCAACGGACAAACCCGCATTCAGACAACCTGGCAAGCTGATTACACATTCGGCGTCAAGCTGAAAGGCTTCGCATGGGACGTTGCAAACGGTGGCGCATCACCAACAGATGTGGATCTGTTTACAGGAACAAACTGGGATTCAGCTATGACTTCCAACAAGCACTTGCTTGGTACGCTGGCAATCGGCAGCGCAGACGCATAATGCAAGTTAATTAATATAGGCGGCCAATGTGCCGCCTTATTTTTAGGGGAAAATTATGAAGCAAGTTCACTATGAAAAACACCCTGTAAGCGCAGAGCGTAAGGCTGAATTATTGGCGCTAGGGTTTAAGATTGTCGATGCAAGATTTAAGCCAGACGAAATTGAAGATCAATCGCAAGAAGAAAAGCCAAAGCGCCGCACCAAGCGAACAGCAAAACAAGAGTAATGGCGCGGCTTTGAAGTTGTGGTAAACTCATTGTATGAAAAATTATCAATTCGTTTGGAGCGCTTGAGATGGCTTTGATAGTTGAAGATGGCACAGGTCTAGCTGACGCTGACAGCTATATTTCGTTAGCCGGTGCCCGCACGTTTGCCGCTAATTACGGGATCACTTTGCCGGTAGACGATACAGAAGCTGAAATCACGCTAAGGCAAGGCACTCAGTATGTTGATTTGCAGGAAGATTGCTTTTCTGGCGACAGGCTAAAGTCAACGCAAGCGCTGGCCTATCCGCGCGACAATAATAGCGGCATGCCTGCAGCGCTTGGCAAGGCTACTGTTTATGCTGCGGCTGAGTTCGCCTTGGGCACTGATGTTCGCGCCACCGATGACGGCAAAGCGATTGCAAGCGAGGAAGTGACTGGTGCTGTTGCTGTGTCGTATTTTAACAACGGCAAGACGGGCGGGGCCGTGACCATTACTAGGGCAATGGATGCGCTAAAGTCTCTGCTGGTGGCCTGCAAGAACAACGGTTTTGAGTTTGGGGTATACAGATAATGGCACAAAACAAAGCTGACCTGCTGGCGCTGATAAATGGGAATCTGCCAGATAACACAACCGGATTGATCACTCCGCAGAAGCATCGAGAAGTCGAAACACAGATTTCTGATTCTGCGCTGAACACTGTTGAGACTGGGGCGCAGACTGTTGCGGGGCCAGTTAACTTCACCGGAGGCCTGCAAGTTGGCGGCCAAGACGTAAGCGCAAGCTTTCGCGAGGCTGACCTGATAAGAGCCCACTCTACTGCCGCAAGCCAGGTGCCAGCAGCGATTGGAACACCTTTACAGGTTGAGTTTGGCCCAGTTCAGTCCAACTCACATGTATCGTTATCAGCATCGGGGGCGCTCACGGCGCTGGTTTCAGGGGCATACGCTGTCAGAGTGAAGCTGCAACTCGGTCGAACCGGCGCCATCGGCACTAGCATCATCATGACGCGGATCCTCGTTAACGGCGTTCAGTTCGGTGTCAGTCAGGTTTCAAAACTGTCATCTTCTGACGTCACCAATGCATTCGATAGCCGTGTGCTTGTTCAGCTTACTGCCGGTGACGTGTTCACAGTTGAGATAATCCAAGATAGCGCAGGTGCTGCGTCGGGTGGGCTTTGCGCGCAGTCATCTAGCCACGGATGGACAATAGCGCCAACGGCTCTATTGGTTGTTTCAGATATTGAACCGGTGGCCACATTATGAGTTTTGCAAGCAGAATGAACAAGGTAGCCACTAGGCTACTAACAAAGTTTGACGAGCGAGCAACGCCAATAAAAATCATTAAGCTTGGAGTTGGCACGGTTTTTGACGAGGTGCTTGGCGAGTTTGTGGCGGTGCCAGATGAAGAATACGCGGCCACTGGTGTTGTTATCACGATTTCAGAATCTATGGTCAATGGCACCACGATTCAGGCAGGCGACAAGATGGTAACGCTATCTACAAACTTGGGCTATCGACCAACCACAGCCGACAAGGTCATTCTTGACGGTGAGCAATGGTCTATCGTTGACACGCCTCACGTTGAATACACTGGCAGAGATTTGCCGATTGTTTACAAAATGCAGGTGCGGAAATGATTAAGCCTAGGCCACAAATCAAGCTGCGCCACAGCGACACTGGAGAAATTATCAGTGTTAAAGTTCTTGCTGGTGGCAAAGAATTATCGCCTAATCATCCTGATTATATTGCGGCTGTGGAGAAATTGAAAAATTATGGCTCTAGCATTCGATAAGCAGATAAAAGCGTTTGCAAAAAAGGCGAATATGTCTGTCGAGAAAACCATTCGCGGCACCTCGATTAAGCTGTTTTCGGCGGTTATTCTTGCCAGTCCTGTTGATACTGGGCGATTTCGAGCAAATTGGCAGGTAGGTGGCGAGTCGCCAGAGACGGGCATTAAAAACGATAACGACAAATCTGGTAACAAAACCATTAATGAAGTTGTGGCACACATCAACGGCGAGCGAATTAATATGGAATTCACCCTAGCAAACAATTTGCCGTATGCTTATAAATTGGAGTACGGATACTCTCAACAGGCACCGCAAGGCATGGTACGGATTAACGTGGCACGATTCCAGCGGATATTGGACGAACAGGCGAGGGTTAATAGATGACGACTATTGCATATAACCATAAAGACAAGCAGATTGCATATGATAGCAGGGAGACTGCCGGAGACGAAATAAAAAGCGATTCAGTGATAAAAATGAAAGAAAAAGATGGTGTATTTTATTTTTTTTCTGGCTCAGTTCATTGCGAGAGTGACTTTATAAATTCAAGCAAGATTAGGGGGTTTAAGCCAGAAACACCAATAGAGTGCTCGGCTCTAATAGTTAGAGATGGCAAGGTGTTCAAGGGCAATTATTCTGACTCTATTGGTTATTGGGAAATAGAACTAAACTACAGCGATTCGATTGGTAGCGGTGGAGTGTATGCTTTGTGCGCTATGGATTTCGGTTGTGATGCAAAAGAATCTGTAGAGTATGCCAAGAGGCGAGACTGCTACACTGGCGGCGAAGTCCATGTTTTCAATGTTGATTCGCCTAGGAGTTAAAAATGCCAGAAGGATACACAGAAGCACTACAAAAAGCATTTGATATTGCGCTGGTGCAGTTTAGCAACGCTAATAGCATTGGCTATGCACTTGAGAACATAAATAAGCCAACCAGTACAGACACACCATATCTGGCAGGTTTTTTGCTGCCAGCACCTGTTGAGGATGCCGACCTATACTTCACAGACAGGCGCAGCGGGATTTATCAGATTGATGTTAACTATGCCAGCCATCTAGGCAGCGCGCCGATTAACAAGATGATTGACTTGCTTAATGTTGCATTCAAGCCATCGACAACGATTCAGCGCAGCCAGATTTGCGTTGAAGTCACTAACTTTAGTTATGATCGTGTTACTATTGAAAACGGATGGGCGACAAGGCCCGTTAGTATTACTTTTAAAGCCTATACAGCGAGGTTATGATTATGGCCCAACCATATAAGGGCGCGACAACCGCTCAGTTTTATGTAGTCGAAACAACACCAGGTGTTACGCCTGAAAACCCATCGTGGTCGCCTCTGCGCTCCACAGGCGGCATTCCTGCAATCACTCGCGACGCTTTGGTGTCTAACGAGCTTGATAATGGGCGTGAAGTTAATGCGATTCGCACTGGTAACGAGCAAGTCACCGGTGAGTACGCTATAGAGCTGAGCCAATCGTCACAGGATGAGCTGCTGGCCAATGCAATGACGTCTGATTGGGTTGCTGGTGATACCGATGCTGGGCTAACAGTCTCAGTTGACGCTAACGCTAAGACGTTCACTCGCAGCGCAGGCGATTTCACAGCTGTCGCAGAGGTCGGCGATTTGGTTTATTTCCCAGAGCTTACTGGTGATAACGCTAAGCCGTTTATTGCAACCACCGTCACAGCTCTGGTTATCACCGGCGCAGGCATCCAGCACACTCTGACCAATGAAACAGGCTCTAGCACAGATTTTGCAACAGCTGACAAGCTTGAAACTGGCAATCTGTGTAAATCGGTTTCAATCCTGACTTGGTTCAAAGGCAAGTGCGGCAATCCTGACGCTTACGTGATTACTCGCGGCGTTGAGTTTACCGGATTCACCATTGAGCAAGCTGTTAACGCAATGGTTACTGGCTCATTCCCGTTCATTGGTCTGAGTCAAGAAGTGCTGACCGGTTTGCCAGCTGGCTCAACGTTCACAGTGAACTTTGACGCCGATCCATTCGCATCTGTTGACGTCACAGCGTTTGAAGGCGTTACGCCGCTTGAGCTTATTGACACGTTCACAATCACCAACGACAACGAGACAAGCGCGCAGTTTGAGCTTGGCAACAAGTCAGTTGCATTCGTTGAGCGTGGTCGAGCAAACAACACATTCTCACTAGCTGGCAAGCTTTACGATTTAACTATGGTTGAAAAGTTTATAGCTGAGGCTGAAACAGAGTTCACAAGCGTTCTGACTGGCGTTAGTGGTGCCATGTCGTTCACTCTGCGCAATGCTCGCATGACTTCTGCAACACCTGAGATTGGTGGCCCAGAATCCGTGACTGTATCAATTGAAGGCCAGGCCACTGGTAGCGCGCTGGAATCGTCAATCGTCATCCAGCGCATAGTTTACTAAGGTTTTGGATAAGCACAGGGAAGTGCGACTATTTTATTGGCCTGAAATTTATTTGCTGCACACCTTCACCAAGCATTTCTGTTACAAGCCTGTGAGCCTTTACAGGCGATTGCCAAAACCAAACCGCAATAACTCCAGAGCCGAGAACAGTCCCGTCTATTATCGCTTCATACGTATAGTATTTTTTAAGCATCACTCACCATCCTTAGGACAAATCCCCAACATCGCCTTAGCGTGTGCAATGGCTGCTTCTTTGGTTGAGTGGCAGAGGCCTCTTTTTAGGCGCACCAAATCCACAGCGCACTCTTCCCAGTCTGCAAATCCGTACATGTCAATTGATGATGCATGAGGGCAGAAGTAGGTATCACCATCTCTAGGTCGTTCACGCATCGGCTCCGGCACTTCAAACCCGTTAACAATAATCGTGCGCGGCTTGATGCGGTACTTGCAGCCATGAACAAATGCGACTGGGTCTGTGCAATCAATCCAGCCATTAGAATCAACGTACTGCTGAATAACTTCACCATTGGCCTGCGCCGTGACTAGCGGCAGGATTTCTTGGGCGTGTTTTTGTGCTGCGTTCATTTTGTGGTTCCTTTTTGGTTATCAACATTAATTGACATCATTCTAGCTCATCATTTGCTGCTGTCAACATTTATTTAAATTCAATTTGCTGATGCTTATAGCTACACTGTTACAGTCAACAACATGGAGACGACAACGTGAAATTAGCAGATTTATTGAAGCAAGCAGAAAGCAATGGCCGCAAAGTGCCGGTGATGGTCGGTGATGAGCCAAGCGGAAATCACTTAACGCTGAAAGCAGTTGGCTCTGATGATACAAGCCTAGCGCTTACCCGCTACCATCGGTTGCTAAAGCTATTTGATGAACGATTCGAAAAAGACAACGAAGCACTCAAAGACGAGTGCGAAGCTGCCAAGGATTTTGGCGAGTACAACGTTAAACATGGCATCGAAGTGCTAAAGCTTCACAAAGCATTTGCGATTGAATTGGTCGATGGCTGGGATTTTGATGATGAGTTTAGCGCAGATACGTTGTCTCAGTTGCTTGACGTCATGCCATCGTTAACGCTGCAAATACGCGATGAGTTTTACAAAGCGCTCGGTGAACACCAAAAAAAGTAAAAGCCCTGCTTGAATATTGCGCGTGGGAGTGGGGCGAGAAACAGAATCTATCTAAGTTTGACGCAATAAGTGATGCGCATAACGAGGCTCTTGTAGCGATGGGGGTAATCGAAAAACCCCCAGAGCAGCAGCAAAGACAATCGCCAGACTTTCCAGAGGATATGGCGCTTTTGTACGGCCACTACAAGAGATTGCGGTTTGGTGTTTGCTATGGCGCTGATGTGGTAACATTAGTGTCAAGAGCGGCGCTTAGTTACGCAGAAATTGAGAGCTATTCGCGCTTAGTTAACTGGCAACCGACATCAAGCGAAATCGAGACAATTATGGATATTGATGCAATATTTGAGATGAGAGAGGTGAAATAAATGGCCGATATTGCAAGCCTAATTGTTCGGGTTAAGGGTGAAGGGGTTTCATCTACTGCCACGGGGCTAAGCTCGCTAACTGGAGCAGCAGTAAAAGCCACAGGTGCGATCACAGGGCTTGCTTCTGCTGGCGCAGCGCTTAGTAAGTTGGTAACCGTTTCTCGTCAAACTGATGTACTCAAGGCCAGCTTAGTCACGATGACTGGCAGCATGGAAAATGCCAACGCTGCATTCGGTGAGCTTTCAAAATTCGCGGCATCCACTCCATACGCGCTAGATCAATCAGTAACAGCATTTACTAAGCTGGTATCGCTTGGACTTACCCCAAGCCAAAAGGCGCTTACGGCTTACGGCAATACAGCGGCAGCAATGGGTAAAGACCTGAATCAAATGATTGAGGCTGTAGCTGATGCGACCACGTTTGAATTTGAGCGCCTAAAAGAATTTGGCATCAAGGCCAAGCAACAAGGTGACCAGGTATCCTTTACATTCCAAGGCGTCACGACAACGGTCGCCAAAAACTCTGCTGCGATTGAGGGCTACTTGCAGGGAATTGGTGAGAATAACTTTGCTGGCGCAATGTCAAACCGCATGGCAACACTTGACGGAGCTATTAGTAATCTTTCAGATTCTTGGGACGGGCTGTTTAGGGCTATTTCAAGTCAAGGCGCTGGCGGCATCATTCAAGACCAAGTTATCTCTGCAACCAAGGCTGTTAATGAGCTATCGGCGGCCATTTCATCCGGGCAAGCGCTTGGCCTTATCATGGCGTGGGGCAATCAATGGGAAGAAACAACCAAAGACATTAAAGCCGCTGTTAATGATGCGAGCATTTTCATTAATCAAAAACTGATGGACTTTGGGCTAAGTGCCAACGAATCATCAAGACTTATGTCAGATGCTTTCTGGCAATTCCCCGCAAATATTCGCGCAATAGTGCAGGTCGCAACTGTCGAAGTGGCAGGATTCATTGATAAAACGAAAGTTTGGGCTGAGGCGCTAAAGCCAGAGAACTGGCTGCTAACGATTGACGAGTTCAGGGCTAAGTATCAAAACCAATTCGACACGATTGATAAAAACGTTATTGATACAAACTCAGTGTTTCTTGCCGAGCGAGACAAGCGCATTAGCAAGTTGCAAGACGAGATTGCAAAAGCAAACGAACTCAGAAATGCTTACGACAATGACAATACAAGCATTGATTTGTCACAGTTCAGCGTTGCGCCTGCTGGTGGCGGCACTGACGTAGGTGGTGGCGGCACTGCCGCACAGCAAAAACAAGCAGAAGCATATCTTGAGCAGCTAAGGCAAGCAAACCTTAACGAAATGGAACTGATTGACGCTCAGGAGGCAGCAAAGCAGGCAAAACTGCTTGAGTACAAAAACGCGGCTTTAATCAGTGAGCAGCAGTATCAAGATGCGCTAACTGAGATACAGACCAACGCAGTAATACAACGCGCAGAGCTGCAAAACAAATATTTGGATATTGAGTCAAAGAACAGAGACGAACAACGCAAGGCTGAGATTGCAGCCACTAAGGCTCAAGCTGAACAAAAAGAAAAACAGATTGATGATGGTATCACGGCGCAGAGACAAATGACGCAGGACTTAAAATCAAGCCTTGGCGAGCAATCATCTATCTATAAAGCGTCTGCAATAACATCAGCTATCATTAACACTTATCAAGCAGCCACTGGCGCTTATTCAGCAATGGCCAGCATCCCATATGTTGGCCCTGTTCTTGGCGCTGCCGCTGCTGGTGCCGCAATAGTGGCAGGTATGGCCAACGTTGCAGCGATTCGCTCAGCAAGGGAGCAAGGCGGCACAATGATTGGCGGCAGCGCTTACCAAATGGCTGAGCGCGGAAAGGCAGAGGTTATCGTCCCTTCAGGCTCATCACGTGCTCGCACTGCTGCACAAATGCGTGACATTATGGGGCAGAATCAAACGAATCAAGCCCCTAACATCACAATTTTGAATCAGACCAGCGGCAGAGTTGATAACACAAGCATGGAGCAACAAGATGACGGCTCTTGGTTGCTGCGTATTGAAGAGTTTATGAGTGATAGGGCGCTAGACCCTGATTCTATGTTTTCAAAGTCTTTGAGGGCTTAATATGAGCGATTTCAAATTCCCTTCAACACTAAAGCCAGTCGTTAACCGTGGATACAGCTATTCCCGCGGCAGCAATGTTTTCAGGTCGCAGGTGCAGGGTGGCTCTCCACGGCAAGCACGTGATACGTTTTATGAGCCAGTGCCGATTCAAGTCAACTTGGTTGTGTCAAAGCTTGGCTTGCAGGTTTTTCAAAACTTCCTGAATCGCATTAGCGGCGGTGCTGACCGGTTTCTGATGGACTTAGACAGCGGAAACGGCATTGAAGAGCATTTAGTTCAAATGACAACTAATGTTAACATCACCACGCAAACCGATGTTTATTATTACGTGTCGTTCACTGCCACAGCAGAGCGCACTAGCATTCAAGACCCAACAGAGTTTGGTGATTCGCTGGTTGACCTATACGATCAATACGGCGAAACACTGCCAGCGTTTCTTGATTACTACGCCATTTATTGCACTACTCCTGATTTTATTAACGACTTGTAGGTGATGATATGACACAACAATCAGTCGCGGAAGCCTATCGCTTAAAGCTGGCGTCAAATCCAGAAGGCGTAGACGAGCCGCTAAAAACTTGGGAAATCTATCATCCGCTAATGTCGAAGCGTTATTATCTGGTTAACGACATGGTGGATTTAACTGCCTACCTAGAAGATGGCACGACACAGGTAACATTCACAGCGGCAAAAATCAGCACTAAGAATGCGGCCAACAATGCAGACATGAATCAGTCAGCAACGCTTACGGCTGCTGACGTTGATAACACGCTTGACGCTGAGCTTGATTTGATACCGCTTGATAGCACCATATTGCCGACTTTGATTTATCGCGAGTATTTGCCTACAGATTTGAGCTATCCAGCAATTGGACCAATTGAGTATGAAGCGCAGGACATTAACCAGGGCAAAGGCACGTTCACGGCTGAGGTGTCATCACCAAAGCTGAACAGCCGCGGCACCGGCTTGATATTGACTCCAGACCTGTGCCCGCTGATTCGAGGGCTTTTGGCATGAATCCGCTATCTGAATATACCGGCCTAGCCTACTGCTTCGAAACAAGAAACTGTTGGCACCATGTCATAAACGTGCGTAAAGACTTTGGTCTAGACACCCCTGATTTCGATTGCACGTCTCCAGAGCTGTCAAATGAGACTTTCGAGGCGGCTCACAGCAACACGAAGGGACTAGAGCAATCAAGCGAACCAGATGACCTTTGCGCTGTGTTAATGCTGAGCGATGGCCGTTGGCACTCAGGCGTTTACCTCGACGGCGATGTAAGCCACTGCGACCGCAACGCGCGACAAGTTCGCTTAGATTCGCTAGAATCATTGCAACGGGTTTGCGAGAGGATAGAGTTTTGGCGCTAATTAATCACTACAGACGTTTAGCAAATGGCGAATACGACAAAAAAACCAGCTATTGCGAAAGCCCTGCTGAATTTGTTGTTGATAATATTCCTGACGGGGTACCGTTTCGCTGTTTTGTTGGCGGCATTGATATTAGTCAAGACGTTGAAGCGATGCTCAAGGATGGCGAGTTTCACATTATCGAAGGTGCAGGGGGTGGGGTTGCTGATGCTATATTTAAACCAATAAAAAAATTATTTAGTTTTTTAGTCCCAACTCCAGAGATACCCAAAACAAACCAGCAGGCGGCCAGCGCAAACAACTCGCTCAGTGACCGAGCAAACAAGCCAAGGGCATACGATCGAGTGTGGGATATTTGCGGCACTGTGCAATCAATACCTAGCGACCTGATGCAGTCATACAACATCTATGACGAGTTGAGCCATAAGCAGTTTCAGTATGGATATTACTACGTTTCGCGCGGTGAAGTGGACACGCCAGAAAGCGGGGTTTTAGACGGAGACACGCTTTATAGCACTGTGTCAGGCTCAAGCGCTGCATTTTACAAGCCGTTTACGACTCCGAATAATGGATTGCCTTATCTGCAAATAGGCGACCCGATTGATGAACCGCTATTCATAACAATCCGCTCAAACTCAGTAGACGGCCTAGAGCTGCGCGCGCCTAACGAATATGACCTAAACCTGATTGACGCTACTGTAACTTGCCAGCTGAATGGCTCAGTCGGTGCGCTGGTTGAGGCTACCGGCTCAATGAAGTTTGACGACCTATTCACCGTTGGCCAAAGCGTAAAGCTAACATCGGTGAAATCTGGTACTGCTGTTTTGGATGGCACTTATGAGGTTTTGGCGGTCTCCACAACTGACATTAGCCTTGACGTTTCCGGCAATCTTACTCAGTGGCAGCAGATAGCAGGTGGCAACGCGCCAATGGACGCCAATAACAGCGCCACAATATCACCAGCAGACAGCGCAGAGGTCGGATTCACAGATTGGACGACAATTAGCACTATCAAGCCAAAACGAATAGTGGCCAATATTATCGCAAGACAGGGCATGTACCGCATCAATAGCGGCAAGTCGGCGCTTAACACATCAGATGTCACGGCGCAGCTACAGTGGCAATTTGTCGATGATAGCGGCAATCCGATTGGCCTGGTCTATGACGTATTCAAAACGTTGTCCGACAAAACACGCGACCAGGTTGGGATTTCAATGATAGTTGACTTGCCAACGCAATCAGCCGTGCGCGTGCGCGTGCGCAGGTCTAGCGATTTAGACAAAGATTATGATGGCAGCGTGTCTGATGCGCTCACGTTTGCTGACCTGTATGGCCAAATCATCGACACTACGCCTGATTATGGTGATATGACAACCGTCCATACAAAGCGCAGGGCAACGCCGCAGGCAACAGCAATCAGAGAGCCACAGCTCAAGGTGCTTGCCACTGAGATGCTGCATAAATACCTGGGGAACGGTGTTTTTGATAGCGTTAAAACTCCCAACACTCAGGCGGTGCAATCGCTGATAAGGCTGATGCGTGATCCACTTATTGGCAACATCGACATGTCTGCTGACAGCATGGATAGACTGCTAGAAGTGCAAGACGACATTGAGACATACTTTAACGATATTCAAGCCGGGCAATTCTGCTACACGTTTGACGACAAGGAAGAAACGGCGCAGACGATAGCGCAGACGATAGCCAAGGCGGTGTTTAGCGAGATTTACCGAGAAAGCGGCACCGAGATTCGCTTGAAGTTTGAAAAGCCTGTTAGTGGGCCATCTATGGTGTTTACGCACAGGTCAAAAATAGGCTCAGATAAATGGACGCGCAACTTTGGCAGTAAAGCCAAGGATTCTGTGGAGTTTAGCTATATTGACCCAGATACCAACATCCGCGAAACCATAAAAATCCCTGAAACTGGTGGCATTGATGCGGAGAAGGTCGAATCCAAAGGTGTTCGCAACTACCAGCAAGCTTACTGGCTGGCGCACAGAATCAGACAAAAGCAGCTATTGCAGCGCGTCAATTGTGAGTTTACTGCCACACAAGAGGGAATATACGCCATTGAAGGCGACCCGATTAGCGTGGTCAAAGGCTCTCGCATTGCGTCTTATGATGGGTTTGTAGTGGCGCAAGATGGGTTAACATTGCAGTTATCTCAGCCTGTGTTTTTCACGGCAGGAGATGACCACTATATCCAACTTAAACGCAGAGATGGGACTGTTGAATCTATCAGGGTTTTACCTGGCGCAGACGATAAAAAAGTCATCATGCAATCCGCACCGACAGAGCCGATTTATACTGGTAACAGTGCGCTAAAGACAGAATTTTCATTCGGGAACGAGGCTAGACACTTGGCACAGATGATTATTCCTTCAACAATTGACCCACAAAACGATAAAAGTGTTAAGATTACAGGTAAAAATTATCATCCAGACATTTACTTATACGATGGCGGCACACTTGGCGGTGCTTATAGCAACGGTTATAGTGATGGATATTCAACCTAATAGGGGCTTATGATGGCTGACTTATTGAAAGTTGCGGATTTAGAGGCCGCTAAAAAACATGACACGTTTCACACAGAGGTTATCACCGGTAAGGTCAACGGTGTTGATTCTGATTACGCAACAAACGCTGTCACAGGCCAAGTACAAAAGACATTGCCAGCAACTGTTAATGGGATTGATTGGTCGTATGTCGGAAAGTTTGCTGACGGTGTGACGTTTACCAAGAAAACTGATTTTGCGGTTGATTCAGTTGGCACACAATGGATTTACACCGGGTCACTTCCGTTTACAGCAACAGCAGGTACTGTGCCTAGCGAGCCAGCTTATCAGGTGGTGCATGTGACTGATGTGCTTTATGCTGGCGACACTAACTTATACCGCCGACACGTTACCATAGCGCAATTGGCTGCTGGGGATGTTAGTGTTGGTGGTCGAGTTTACGTCATTGAACTGAATAATGCTCCATTTGATGTTGTTAGTGGAGGCACTGCTAACGGCTATAACATTCGGGATGCAGGAAATGGAAATACCGCAGTTTATCAACTAATTGACGGTGTAGCCAACGTAAAACACCTAGGCGGTAAAACTGGGGTTGACTCAACTGGTGCATTTATTGCGGCTTGCGGACTGAGTAACCAAGTCCACTTCCCTGATGACGATGTCTATGAGGTGGATTTTGGAGCCATCACAGGAAATGCTTCACTTGTAACATTTACTGATGAACCATTCGTGTATATCACAGGCGCCAATGCAACAGTAAAAGACGTCTCTACATACTCAGAGGATTATCTCACGGATTTAATAAAATTCGTAAGGTGCGGAATGATTGTAGTAACAGTTAATTTTGACGCTAATCCATTAGCGAATATAGCTGCTCCGTCACCTTTTGGGTTGGGCTATGCTGGTTCATCTGCACTATACTTTGAGGAAAATTGCAAAGGGATTTTTGTAAAAAACAAAATGAGCAATGTCCGTTACGGGGTGCGCTCAGGGAGTTATTCTGATCCGTCAAAAGGTGGCTGCTCTCATTTTGATTTAGACATTGTAGCTGAGTCAGTCGGCTACCCATGCGCTTTGTATCTCGCCGATGATATCAGAGTTAACATTAAATCCAATGTACAGCATCGTGCAGCATATTTTGCTGGGTGTAGTAACGTGCGCGGAACTGTGACTTATGATGGTTTTACGTATGCCGCAATCTCTGTACTGTTCACAACATCAGTCACTGTAAATGCGGTATTAGATGCTGACCGCCGCGCTGACGGATGCAGTAATGTAAAAATCAACATTGTAGATGAGGGAAGCACAGGAACACAATCAAACCGTGCCATGTCTGGTCTTGCTTACCAATGGGTAGCCCCTGACACAAAATTCAGTGATGTTCACATTAATCTATATACTAAAACATCTGACGCAAACAGAACCCTTGGCGGGTTCAGGCTAGAAAATACTGCTGGGGTAGGTGGTACTACTGGATGGCTTCCAACTAACCGGTACGACAACATTAAAATCTCAGGTGTTATCGATAGAGAAGCACAAACTCTTAGCGCCTCATCTTGGGCTGATATCTCAATTCAAGCTACACAAGACGGTGACGTAGAACCTTATACAACTTCACCGGTATTCGACAATTTGGACTTGTCTGACTTTAAAGTCATTAACGGTGGAGCAACAGGTAATATTAACAGAGTTGAAACCCCAAGAGCATTTGGGATTATCTCCCTAAAAAACCTACACTCTGCTGGGTCAATATGGAGGGTGGTAGCTCCTAGTGCCGTGATTGATGGGACTAATATGATTATTGGCTCTGCAAGCTTTTCTGACTTAAAATACCCAAGGTCACAAGATGGAAGCGATGGATATCGTTTTAATTCGGATGGAACTCTTGAGCAATGGATGTTAGTTAACTACAACGTCACAGAAAACACTGATCAAACGTTTAATTTCCCCATTGTATTCCCTAGAGCTGCATGGTCGCCTAGCGTAGATGTAGTTGGCATTACTGGTCGTACATGGTCAGTTACCGGACTAACAACTACGGGCATCACTGTTAGATGTTCAGCAACAAACGTAAGCCTTTACATTAAAGTTATAGGTAAATAAAAAACAAGAGTTATTCATGCGGTTATTGCCGAGACTGATCGACAAGGCGAATGAGTTATATGGTGGTACAATATGAAGCAAAGCAAATATTTCAAACGTGACGAGTTCCAATGTCGCTGTGGCTGCGGAATGGATATCAGCGACAAGCTCAAATGCATTGTATTTGAAATGCGAGAGGATGCAGGGGTGCCGTTCATTGTCACCAGCGGGGCTAGATGCGTCGCTCATAATTCCAAGGTTGGCGGCAAACAAAACAGTGCACACACAAGAGGGTTGGCTGTTGATATTGCCTATTCTGACAGCCTCGTCAGGTACGCTATTGAGCATCATGCGCACTTACATGGGATAAAACGCATTGGCGTTAATACTGCCAAAAAATTCATTCACATCGACATTGACGAAACGCTGCCGCAAAACGTCAGCTTTGAATACTGAGGTGGATTATGTTGGCATTCATAAAAGGCTTGTTTGGTGTTAGCTCTGTTGTCGATTCTGCGACAAAGATAGTAGATCGGATTGCAGGCACCGACTGGCTTCCGCAGCAAAAAGCCGATTTCCTCTTGCAATATGTGGAGGCGACTAAACACCAGAGCCCGGCGCGCAGATTTATTGCCACTATGATTGCAATGGTATGGCTGTTAATGACTGTCAGCTGGCTTGTGTCGTCGGTGATTGGCCGCTTTATTTATGATGAGGCGTTTAATCCAGGTACTGTTCTTGCGGCTGATATAAGCGCGTTTATGAGTCTGAATATCAACGATGGGTTTGGTTTGATATTGATGTTTTACTTTGGGGTTCATGGCGTTAGCGTGCTGTCTGGGGCTATTGGTAAGGGCAAGGCATGAAATTTGCATAAACAAATTACTGACATCAATGACATGCGGTCAAATGGTTGTTATCATAGCCGAAAGTTAAAAGGCAAGAGTTATGGAACCAATGGCGCGAAGATTCAGTGACGAGGAATTGTCGGCAATGCATGGCGAATTGAAAGATCTATCAGACAGGTTCGATTCACATAAATTGTCAGTTGATAAATCCATAATCTCGCTAACAAGTCGTTTTGAAAAGCATGTTACTGACGAGGCAGCCAAATTTGATTCGATGATAAATGCAGTTAACCAGAATACTCAGTCTATAGACAAGCTCACAGAAGAAACTAGGTCTATTGTCGAGCTTCACAGGGATATACAGGGAACGGCAAGGATAGGGAAGTCGGTGCAAAATGTGCTGCTCTGGCTTGTTAAGTGGGGTGCTATTGGTGGGGCTATTGCCGCGGTGATAAGGTGGGCGCTAAATTACCCATCCACATAAAAAAAGAACCCGCCGGAGAGAGCGGGTTGTTCAAGGTAGAGCAATACAAAAGGAAATACACGAAATGAACAACGTAATTATTTGCTATTGGCCTCATTTTTGCAAGTATTATTTTCAACTTTGTAACAAACAGCTGTAAATCCTTCCATCGTATACGCCAAAGCGTTGGCAGCCTTCTTTGCGCTTCCTCTTGTCTTGATGGTTCGCTCGATTGTTTCTGTCTGGTTGGTTAGTGTTACTGTTATGGTTTTCATCGATTACGCATCAACTTCTTCGTAATCGATGAATGTTTTAACTTTTGCATTTGATATTGATACGTCACCATCCACAAACACCGAACCAGCATCAAGCGACTCTTGAACCAAGTCATCAGTGTCACCATTGATAAATTCTGCATCATATTCGAGCTCATCAAATGCAATTTCCAGCTCAAATATCATGTAATCAGAAGAATTATTGGCCGCGTAATCCTCAGCGGTTTTGAATGATGGAGACATATACACGGGACCATTGATAACGCCATCATTAAGAATGCTTTTGCCGTTCTCAAGAGTTGTGCCGTGGTAAAGTGTAACTGTTTTCATCTTCTTATCTCATATCGCATCGGTCTATTCCTCAGCTCTTGATAACAAGTATATCAACATTTATTTATGTGTCAACATTATTTATTAAACACCCTAAATTTCTTCGCCACATACTCGCGCAATCGGCTGTTAGCAGCGTACCTGGCTTTGCCATCTTTGCGCACTTCGTGTGGCTCTGCATCATGCGCTTGCAGATAAACTTTGCTGTACGCTTGGCAAACCTTGGTGCGCTCAACAACATCAACGCAGTATGCCAACTGTGAATTAATCCACTGTTCATCGTGCGAGAAGTAATTTAGCGGCATCTGTCCTGTTATTTTTTGCGGTTTTGTGTATGCCATTGTCTCACAGCCTCCATTGCTCCAGATGCTCCTAACGCTACGCAGGCAAACGCGCCTTGTCGCTGGCTGAGTGCCAGGTACTTTATCTGTTTGTCGCTGATGCTGCTTAGCGTGTGGTCTTGCCTCTTCAACTCGATGAGTATCGGCGGTGAGCATGGAATAACAATGTCACTGGCGCCTGTGTTCATCCCTTCAATCTTCTGCTGGTGGCCTTGGCGCTTTGTGCGCTTGCCTTCGTTGCGAATGTGTACCGCGATTTCTGCAAGCTCTGGATATAGCCTGCGAAGCTGTGCCAGAAAGCTGACTTGCTCTGCTGATTCAAACGGGCAATCTCCGCGGTAGCTATTGTCACCGAACACGGTGATGTTGTGGGTGTTTAGTTTGGTGAGGTTCATTTTAATTCCTTATAAACCCATTCTGATTCTTTCGCTTTAGAGTCAGACTTGATAACCTCGTTGTCATCCCTATGGCACCACATTGGAACACGCCAAAAAATAATGATTGTTGGATCTCCTCGATTCCCGTTTTTCAACTCTGCATGGTGAGGAACTATTGGCCCATCATCATCCATTTGGAATCCGCAATATGCAGTTTTCAAGCCGCACATATCACCATAACGAACATTTTCGCAATTACCACATGTTGCATGTTTTTTATCAATTTTATTGCTCATAAAAACCTCACCTCTTTCACCTCAAAATTAGTGAACCCATCGCGGATCACTTTCTTGATTTTAACCGTTGTCGGTATTGCGCTCCATGACTCGCAATCTTGTATCGAGCCAACGAACTCTGGTTCAACGCCGTTAGCCCTGGCTACTCGGTTGAATATCCAATGCTGTTTTTTGCTGTGCCATCCAGTGACAGCGCCAAGCTCCGTCTTGTATGTGACTTTTAGTGTCTCATTTCCTAAGCGCGATTTGTGGATTGCATATTCTGCGCCAAGGCATTTCACATCGCGGGTTTCGCCGTCATCCATAATAACAGCGCTGCCAGCTTGCTCGGTTAGCTTTTTGTTTGGGTCAACAAGGCGCTCTTTGCATCCAATGCAGTGGCGGGCTGCAATGTCGTTCTCAGCGTAACAGTGGGGGCAAATCTTGAGCGAGTACCGATGTTCACATGGCACATCAACGCCTTTGATGGTGTATGCGGCCGGATTGGCACATCTGCGCGAGTAATGCGCTGGAACTGGGATTTCTTTTACTCCACACTCGCCAAACTCATCCTTGTTTTGCGGGTCAAGAATTTGCATCGTGAGCACTTCGCCAGTGTACTCGCTTGGCAAGCCTTCATCGTCATATGCAATAGCCTGCTCTGTTCCAGATATCAAGAAGTTACCAAAGCGGTCGTTTTTTAGGCCGTCATACATTGGATCGCTTCTGCGCTTTTTCATCGTGACGCATGAGCATGATGGGCATTGCACCTCGATTTCCACTCCCTCACCTGCTGGCGCTTTGCGGGTCTTAATCTCTGGCGTAAACAGGTCTGATTGCAATCCGTGGCGCTCGATGTTTTCGGCGAAGTCCATCACCAGGCAATTTTCTTTATCGTCACACAGGCGCAATCCACGGCCTACAATTTGCTGTAATAGTCCTGCTGACTCGGTGGCGCGGAGTACGGCAACAAAGTCAACGTGAGGAGCGTCAAAGCCAGTGGTTAGGACGGCCACGTTGACAAGGTACTTGAACTTGCGTTGTTTGAATTGCTCGATTATTGATTCACGGTCTTTTTTCTTGGTCGACCCAGTAACTATTCGCGCATCACCTGGCAAATAGCGCATGATTTCCTCGGCATGGCTAATCGTGGCCGCGAATATCATCACCCCTTTTCGGTCTTGCGAGTAGTACTGAATCTTGTTAATGATTCGCTCTGTTTTGGTGTTCCCCTCGAACGTTGCCGCCACCGACTTTGCGCTGAACTGGCCGAATTTATCAGTTTCCAGTGTGCTGGTGTCATAGCTTTCCGAGTGCTCACCGATGATCACTTTAGATAAAAATCCCTCACCGACCAATTCACCAGCGGTAATGCGGTAAATCAGTTTGTTGAAATACGGATCAATGGCCTTGGTTTCATCATAGTGAATGGGTTCCTCGCCAGTGTCATCGATTGCATAGATATACCCAGTTCCTAGGCGGTATGGCGTGGCAGTCATGCCAATCACGCGCACGTTGGCGTTAATCTGCTTGCCGCTCTCTGAAAACTCGCGGATAGTGTCAACGATTGATTTTAGCGACTCTGTGATACCGTGTGCTTCGTCAATGATGATCGCGCTGATGCCAAGGCGGGCGATTTTCTCGGCTTGCTTAACGGCTGTCTGAGGGCTTGCAAATATCACCTGCGACCGTAGGCACTTTGAGCCAGCAGAAGCGCAATAAACGCTTGCTGGGTATCCGTATGCTAAATACTTGGCTGCGTTTTGAGTCACAAGCTCTTTGCTTGGCGCAATACATAGCACTCGCTTGTGTGGCGCAGCTTTGGCGAAGAAGCGGGCGAGCTCGGCAACAATAAGGCTCTTACCTGCACCTGTCGCGAGCTCAAGCAGGGCTGGCGATGTGTGCCTCTTCACGTAGTCGATAGTGATATCAACTGCGTCTTGCTGGTAGTGGCGGAGTTGGAAGGTCATCAATCGACCTCCTCAACCACAACAAGTTTGCAAATTACTCTGCGTCCGTAATCACCGAGATTTTTAGCCCTATCTCTTGTTGTATAAAGACTGTTGTTTAGGTTTGACTCCCAAACAATAGGTTTTGAGTTTGGCTGGGGATTTCCGAAAGCATCCAGATAGGTATCGCTCTCAGACACTATTGCATAACCAATAACTGCGCCTTCTTTTAATTTTGCATTGTTCATTTCTATTTCCTTATGGCCGCACTTGGCGGCCTTGTTGTTATTGGTTAAAAATCGATATCGGAATCATCCAGCCCATCATCAACTGGCACTTGGTGCTGTACCTGCTGCGGCTTTGCTTTCTGCGCGCTCGCCCGTGGTAGCATCTTCTCGCGGTAGTACGCTAGGCCGCGGACAAAGTTAATCTCCATCGGGTTGTCGCGCTCGGTGCCGTCCATGTTTTCTGTTAGCACAGTGTGTCCAAACTTGACGCGTACTTCCGACTTGCCAACCCAGCAATCGGCAATGTTATCAGTGGTTAAATCCAAGCGTCCGTCTGTCATTGGGTATCCGGCTTGAGCGTCAATAACTTGCAAGTTGCGCATTGCCAGGTCACGCTTGCCTGCGTCATTGTCGTAAATCTTCGGCTTGTACGTGTATTTTTGTCCCTTAAACTCGCCTTCACTGGTTATCACCAGGTCAATCTTGCAGATGTTTACCGCCTTGCCTTCTTCAATGCCGTTAAACCCGTCATACACCAGTGCGGTTAGCTCGGTGTTGTCTGGGATAATTTTCTGCACCCCATCGAAAAAACCTTCGTATTCAGCGATATCTTCGGCCATTTGTTGTGTGAAAAATGCCATGTGTTTTGCTCCATTTTGGTTGTGTTTTACTAAATTTCTGTTGATTACGATATAGCTATTTTTTGTTGACGTCAACAATATTTGTGATAATATTTCCAGCGTCAACACTTATTGATAACTACGGGATTTGAATTATGACATTACAAGAAACAACTATCGAGCGCTTGCAAGCTGCATTTGAGAATGGGGTGAAGATTAGCAAAATTTGCGCATTGTCTGGCGTGGCGCGGTGGAAGCTTAACGGGCTTACAAGCTCGGCCAAGTCATACAGCCGCGGCACAGCGCTAACAGATGAGGAATGCACCGAAGTATGCCGTGCTCTGGATGTGATTAAGGGGGCGTTATGAAAACTCCATCAGAACAAACAGAGCATGCAATGCTTGAAGCAAGAAACATTTTTGTCGGTGAATTAACAACAAAACAGCAATGTGCTGATGAGATGTATGAGATGCTAATTCAGTTACAAATCGAGGGCGGTCTTGGCGTGGCTAGGCATCGACAGATTGATAGACTACTAGCAAAAGCAAGAGGTGAACAATGACCAAGCAAACCGCCAGGTACATAATACTAATCTATTGCATTGCATTCTGGACGCTATTAATTTATCTGCTCTGCTAAACAACAATAACGGACAGGCGAAATGAACATAAAATTCCCACTAACCCTAAGTTGCGGCCATAGCGCCGCTTCTTTATGCGATTGCAAACCGCAGCGCGCATATGAATACAGCCAAGACTCGCCAGTTGATAATGCGCTGTCACAATTCCAAGGGCGATGGCGCGATACGCTAGAAAGCTATGGCTGCCACCTCCCAAGCGGCAGAAAACACGGTCCATGCCCTATGTGTGGCGGGAAAGACCGCTTTAGATTCGACGACAAAGACGGGCGTGGCACTTGGTTTTGTAGTCACTGCGGCTCTGCTGGTGGACTCAAGCTGCTGTCTCTATTCATTGGCAAGTCGGTTATTGATACAGCAAAAGAGCTTGTCGGTGACGACCTAACTCCACGGACAATAGCACCAGTGCGCCCAAAGATAGACCGCGACAAAATCGCCAGGCTAAACCATGAGCGGGCAGCGAGAGGCGCTCAGTCAATGCTTGACTCTGCCGTTATGCGCTCGCATCCATACATGAACAAGAAGGGGCTTGATGGAGAATGGCCGACCAATGGCGACATGATGATTGACAGATTCGGAGATCGCATTGCTGCCGGTGAGCTGTTATTGATCCCCGCCTACAAAAATGGACAGTTGGTGAACATGCAAAAAATAAATTTAGACGGAGAAAAGCGCCCAATCACAGGCGGTGATATGGCCGGCGTTTATCATCTGATTGAAGGTAAAACAAAGATGATCGCCATTGTCGAGGGTTTTGCAACCGGCGTAACAGTAAACCGCATGACTGGCGCGACAACTTATTGCGCGTTCAACACTGGCAATCTGATGGATGTTAGCAAGCGCGCAAGAGCGCAGCATCCAGACTCAAGAATCGTTTTCTTTGCAGACCATGACGAAATCGACCCAGTGCATAACTGGAGGCCTGGCACCAAGTATGCAGAGGAGGCCGCTATTGCAGTTAGCGGCATTGTCGCGCTACCGCCAGAGCTTGGCGACTGGGACGACTATCGACAAAAGCATGGTGCAGAGCAATGCAAGCAAGCAATGCGTGACGCGATTCGTAAAGATTCAAAGGTACACAATGATAAAGAAGTTACTCAGCAGACAGAAAAGCCAGCAGAACCAAAGCATGAGCCAGTTACTAGGATCGATGAAGCGCAGGAGGCTTTGCCAGCGCCACCAGCTAGAAAACCTGAGCCGAAGGCAGCCAAACCAAAACTAAACAAAACCGGACTGCCATACGGAATCAGCCTAGACGAATATGACATTGATTCGCCGCCAGGGCTTGCTGGTGAGATAGTCGATTACATGAAAGACGGAGCAAATCGCCTGTTGAAAGGTGGTGCCTATCCACTAATGGCGTTGCAGTGCATGGCTATGGCTGGCGCTGGAATGCAAGGACTGAAGGGCGTAAAACTGAGCCTAATCACTCTCACGCTAGGCATGTCAGCATCTGGTAAAGAATGGCCGCAGCGTGTCATCAAAGAGCTGCTAGACGCAAACGGAAAGACGCTTTACGGCGATATCCGCTCGGACAAAGACATTATTCGCAGTGCGATTTATGACAACGGCCACTGTTTTTACGTTATTGACGAGGGACAGAAAATCCTGAAAACAGACGGCGGCAGCAAACACATGAGCAACGTTGTTAACACGCTCATGGAGCTATCGACCACAAGCTGCTACAAACTTTCACAACTCCACAGGGATGAGTTTCTAGCCCAAATGGAGCTGGCCAAGTCTCGTTTTGAAAAAATGGTAGCGGCCAAGGAAAAAGACCTGGAGCAATTCAATCCAGACTTAGACGAGGGGAAGATTAAAAAGACAGAGCTTGATATCGCTAACCTTAAAACCAAACTAGAAGAGTTCGATCAGCGAATGCACACCGCGCAAACTGGCGTAAAAAACCCAGCGCTTAACCTGCTGGCCTACTCAACGCCACAGGAGCTAGCTGAAATCGTTAACGAGAAAACCATTGATAACGGCTTCTTGGGGCGCGCGCTGATTGCGGACTGTGGTGTTGAGCGCTCTGAGTCATTGGTTGATTTGGACTTCCTATCTGACAGCACCGGCAAGCAAGAAGGGGATGATCCACAGTTGACATACCTTAAA